GAGGCCGCCAGCCTGTGCAGGAGCATGGTGTCGATGATGGGGGCGGCTTTCACCCCCAACTGCTTGGCGATGCAGATGAAGTCGTAGTAGCCGAAGTTGTGGCCGACCTTGACCTTCGTGGGGTCTACCAGCCACTCCCGGAGGACATTCAGGACAGGGCCGAGATCGTGCTCGGGGTAGAACCCGAAGAAGGTGTCCACCCCCAGGTTCTCGTGAAAGTCCTTCAGGGGCGAGGCCGCCGACTTGGGGCGCAAGCCCATGACCATGACCTCCTTGTCCGTCCCGATGGCGATGCACCGGAGCATGGCAGTGAGGCACTCCCGTGCATCCGTCTCTACGTCGGAGGACAGGACGGAGTGCTTCTGGAGGAAGGCCCGGAGTTCATGCGCCTTGGGGTAGTAGGTGATGTGGGGACGGTCCCAGTTGAGCGTGCCGTCGAAGAATCGGGCCGCTCGGGCAAAGTCCGTGTTCAAGGCCTGGAGCCAACGCCGCTGCGCTGCCACAAGCCCGGGGCTGATGGACGGCATGATCCTCAGCTCGCGGCCCTCCCGGGTCGCGGTGATGGGCCCGCCCCGCATGTCGAACATCTTGGCGGCAGGGCCGATGACAGCCTTGATGGGCAGGCTCCCGCCCACGATCCAGTTGTCCGAGACCGACAGGTCCGACTTCAAGCGAGCCTTGCAGGCATCCATCGGCGTGATGACGAAGGGCTCTTGGGGCACTTGGTCCTTGGGGATGCCCGTCGCCTTGGCATCCTTGAGCCGCTCCTGGTTGACCTTCTTGATCTGCCTGTTCTGCGCCTTCACCTTGTCCAGAAGCAACGACATGTCGTTCTTGGGCGGACGGCAGAGGACCGTCGTGGTCCAGTAGATGTCCTGGCGCGCGAACCCGGCCGCCTTGGCCGCGTTCGTCAAGAGCGTCCCAGGAACATCGGTGAACGGGCGGCCCTCGTTCACATCTTGTTCCTTGGGGAACTCCCCCACGAAGACGGCCTGCGCCTCCGGATGCCTCTCCGGAAACACAGGCCCATCCTCGTCACGAAGCGGGCAGACGTCGCAACGACAGCCCAGCTTCATGGCCTCGGACTTGGCTGGGTTCACTCTTCTGCCGAACCCGTGGAGATCGGCTGGTCCCGAAGGAAGATCGGAGACAGCCTCGGGCCCACACACTTCTTCACCTGCGTCTGCAAGTCTTCGATGGTGGCGAAGAACTGGGCGAGCATCCCTATGGGCACAGCCCCCATCTGGTTGGGATCGACCCCTGATTCGATGGCAGCCTTGATGGGCTCCCGGAGCTGGGCCAACTGCTCACCCGTCAGCGGGGCGAAGTCGGACATCTTGGGCCCGCCGATCAACGGCGTCCCAGAAGGGATGGGAGGAACAGAACTCATGGGGACTCCAAAGCGGGAGCGCGGTGGCCTGGACCTTCGTGAAAAGGCCCCGACCACCGCGCTGGACGCGAACTACTGACCGAGCTGGGCCATGAGCTGCTGGGGGGTGAGGCCGGTCTGCGCCGCACCGCCGCCACCGAGGCCGTTGGTCTGGGCGACACCGCCGCCGCCACCGAGGCCACCGCCCATGTTGACCGTCGCCGCGCCACCCAGGCCGCCACCACCGGCCGAGAGGCCAGCCGCCGCGTTGCCCTGGGCCGCCGCGCCCAGAGCCGAGCCCTGGGCGTTGCTGGAGGCCTGCGCCTCGAAGGCCTGCTTCTGCGTGCCCCACTGGCCGGGGGCGAGGAGCTTCAGCTCATCCCGGTCGCCGGGGATGTAGTAGAAGTGGGCGGGGCGGTCCACGATGAGCGGGCGCTGCACCGTGATCGCACCGGAGTCGATCTGCGCCGGGGTGTAGGCCATGCTCTCGAAGGCCGCACGCCAGACGTTCACCAGACCCGCCTTGGTGTTCTCGTTGGGGATGGTGATGCTCGTCGTCCGGATGGCACCGGGGAAGCCCTCGATGTTGCCGATCTTCATCACGATGCGGGAGCCGCCGTTGCTGTTCTCGGCCATGTAGGCGTCAACGATGGCGCCCTTGTAGTAGCCCTCATCGAGCTGGGGACCGCCACCGCCGGCAGCCTGGATGCCAGCGAGGTTCAGGGAGAAGGAGAAGTTGGGATCCATGTGGACCTCTCTTGTGGGTGTGTGGGATTACCTCTGGAAACGCCGAGGCCGCGTGTGGGATCAGAAAAGGTTGTTGGACTGGCCCGAGGCCGCTTTCGCCAGGGAGACCTGGATGGTCAGCCGGTCGTAGGCGTCGCGGAGAACCCAGGCCTGCTGGAAGGGGTCGAGGCCCTGGGCCTCCATGGCTTTCTTCAGCCCAGCCCGCTCAGTCTCCGGGTTCGGAGAAGCCGCCAGGAGGTCGAAGACCTGTCCCGTGAGCTTCTCTTGCCAGTCGTACTTGTAGGGGAGCGCGACGCCCCGAGCGCGGAAGATCTCCGCGAGGTTCATGGGGGCGGGGGAGATCGGGTAGACCAAGTTCAGCCGATCCTTGGTGATGTCCAAGGGAGAGGGACTCACCGAGTAGGCCCAAGGCCAGGGCTTCCGCATGGGCTGGTAGGTGGCCTCCAAGACCATCTGACACTTGGCGGGGACCTCCTCGATCAACTGGCCCACCAGCTTGGGGCCGCGAGGGGTGCCCTTGTCTGCGTTCGCCCGCTTCAACCAGCAGTTGAAGACAGCGATCGAGTGCGGGCCCAGGTCCACGAAGAGGTCCAGGGCTGTGTCGATCACATTGTCCCAGACATCGTAGCCGTTCTTGAACTTCTTCTTGGACTTGCGGACAGTCATCCGAGCCAGGTCAGAGTAGTCATCGAAGACGACAATGCTTCCCTTGGGGAGAGACTTCACGATCTTGCGCGCAGCCTCCAGGTCTTCCGCGTGGTGGAACGTGAAGTCGCTGTACCCGCAGGTGCTCACGATGGACTGCAAGCCCTCGGGATACTGCCCAGGGGTCATCGCACGACCGATGAAGTGCGCCTTGGGGAAGGAGAACCCCAGCGATGTGGTCTTGCCGGCCCCCGGAGGGCCGAACAGAAGGGCGGACAACGCCATGTTGATGTCTCTCGTGTGTGGTGTGTGGCCGGCGATGCTGCCGGGACTGGACCGCCTTGCTCAAGGGCGATGTCTGCAATCTACTGACCTCGGACCAGTCTGTCAATCAGTCCGGGCAAAAAACTAAGACTCGATCGGGGGGCCTCCGGTGATGATGACGACAGGCACCAATCGGTACACCTCAGCTTGCACGTAGTCACCGAAAGAGTCCAGTGACAACCCTGCGTCTACGGCAGCGACAACGGCCAGCCGGATGAGGACCAGGAAGCGGTCCAGGTCGGAGATCGGCCCCACTTCGTCTTCCAGGCCGACGATCTCCTGCGTGAGAGACGCCTCCACCGCTCGGCGGAGGTAGCTCAACCGTTGGTGCCCTACCTCCCCCATGTACACTTCTCCAGGTGATCGCACGCGCCGTACCGGTGAAAGCATACCAGCTCGGAGTTGACCATGGGCCAGTCCTTCGGGTCCTTCGAGTGCTCGGTCCACTTGGAGATCAGGTTCTCCGCAAAGGCCACCGTGCGCGGGAACTGACTCAGCCTGTTGGGCGCCGGGGTCAAGCTGAACCGCTGGAACTCGATGGAGCCCGTGTGCTGGATCATGTTGAGGCGGATGCCGGCGAAGTCCTTGCCGTACTTCTGCTGGGCCAGGAGGCGGTAGCCCAACATCTGCCCGCTGATGGAGTAGAAGCGGCGCTGGTTCGACTTGAAACGTGTCGTGGTCTTGTGATCGACCACCCAGATGCGTCCCTGCCTGTCCCGGTACACGAGGTCGAAGCGACCGGTGAACCGGAACCCTCCGATCTGCCCGTCAGCCAGGACCTCGGCATCCACGATCTCCCACGTCTCGTTCCGGTACTCCTTGAGATACGCCTCCAGGACACCGCAAGCCATCTCAGCCCACTGGGCAGACAGTCCCCCAGCCAGGCGTCCGTAGAGGCGGATGGCCTCCATCGGGCCGTAGAAGACCTGGGGGTCACGCCCCTGCTGCGTCTCCTTGAGCTGCTGGTAGTGGTGGGCCAGCCCGAGATGGATCAAGCTGCCCTTCACCAAGGGAGGCCGCTCAACCTCTTCCTTCTTGCCCAGGTAGCCCCAGGCGTACTTGGAGGGGCACTCCAGCACTTGCTGGAGGCGGTGCCATCCCCGGGGCGACGGCCCTGTGATCAAGAGACGCCGCTCCTGTGCAAGCAGGGCCTTGTAGGCAGCATCCGTGAGGGGGCCGTTCGTCATCCAGTCAACTCCAAGCAGTCGAGAATCTCGTCCATGATGGCTTCTTCGTCGTCAATGCCAGCGATGACGTGCTTGGCCTCAGCCAGCTCCGTATCCTGCACCACCTTCTCCACGCCAGGGAACTTCGAGATGAGGACGTCGGCAACGTGTTCATCCACCGTCTCCTCCGCGATGACGTAGTAGATCACCACGGGCCTCTTCTGGCCGTAGCGACAGAAGCGGCCTTCCCACTGGCGGATCTGCCCCGGCGTCCAGGGCAGCATCACGAAGAAGGCGGCATCCGTGTCCTGGATGTTGAGGGACTCCCCGAAGGAGTCGCCTGTCCCCACCAGGATGCACGGCCCCTTGTGGGCCATGTACTCGTCCACCATCTCCTGGCGCTCGGTCGGGCTGTACTTGCCGTGCCCGGCCCAGACCTTCACCTTGTCCTTGTACTTCTTCGTCAGCTTCTCGGCGAGGATGTCCACGTCACGGATGCGGCCGGTGAAGATCGTGATCTTGTGCCCGGACTGCACCTCGCCGTCCACAAGGGACATGACGGCAGACCGCTTCGAGGACGCTGCCTGTGCCCGCTTGCACTCCATGACCGCAGCCGGCCCGCGCTTGAAGGCCTTCTTCAGCTCACTGGCGAAGCCCCCCGTGGGCCTGTTCTGCTCCTCGGGAGCGATGTAGACCGACTGTCTCCGCTTGGGCGGGAGGTCGCGGTGCGCGTCCTCGTAGGAGACCCGGTGGACGACATGCTGGATCCTGTCCTTCAGCTCGCCCAGGTTGGAAGAACCCCGCGTGTCGTAGCCCCCGTAGGCCCCCCGCTTCCGGTCGGCGTAGCGGTCCATCCAGGCTGTCGTAGAGCCCCAGCTCCCCGGTTCGGCCATGTCCAGTTGGGCGTAGAGGTCGCGGATGCGGTCCTTGATCGCCGTGGCTGAGGTGAGGAGTCGGGAGAGGCTGCCACCCGCGATCTGAGCTGAGACAGACGCAGTGGACTCAACCGGGACCATCATCAGGCGTGTCCCCGCGTCGTTGTCCGGGATGAACCCACCACGAGCCTTGGCCTCCCTCTCTTGCCGGAGGGCCTCCTGAGTCGCGAGGTCTGGGTCCTTGGGCAAGTCGTCCAAGGGGACAGGAGCCCAGCGCTTCGGGTTCTTCCCCCGATGGCTCTCGTCCACGATGAGCGAGCCCCAGGTCACTGCGGTCAGCTCTTCCTTGAGCGACCGGAGGGAGGACCAGCCCACGATGACTACATGCCGCTCGTGCTCTTCCTCCAGGTAGTCCTGCATGGTCTTGCTGTTCTTGCGCCGGGAAGAAGCAGGACGGACGACATACGGCTTCCAGTGGGAGAACTTCTCGACCTCGCGCCCGTACTGGATGCGGCTCACAGCCCGGGTGATGATCAACGTGGGACCGCCCTGGAGCGCAGCCCAGAGGATGCCCGACAATGTTTTTCCGGCGCCGGTAGGATGCCAGAGATGTGCTCCCGGCTTGCCCCATGTGTACTGGAGAGCGTCCTTCTGGTTCTTGGTCAAGAACCCGTCCAGCACGAAGTCCCGGATGAATCCAGTCGCTCTCAGCTTGGTCTCGACCTGCTCCCAAGAAGGGCGGGCAGACCAAGGGGGCTCCAGACCCAGAGGGAACGACGTGGGCGTGTCGAAGGTGATGGCGTACTTCTGCGCTGTCCCCAGCACCAGCGAGAGCGCATGGTGGGGGACCGCCCAGTCGAACCCACCCCGGAACACCTTGACCCCAGGGAACTTCTTCAAGTCGTCCAGGCAGGCTGCCGGGGGACGCCCGGTCGGTCGGAGGTGGACATGGTAGGTCTTGATGCGGTTGCACATGGCACTCCTTCTACTTGATCCCCCCTTGCGTGTCAATGTGTCGTGGCGTATAAGGAACGCCCCCCTCGGTCCAAACGGAGAACTGTGTGCCTGACCTTGTTCCTCTCTACTATGCAGGCATCGGGAGCAGGCAGACTCCTGGCCCTGTCTGTGACGCCATGTTCCGCATCGGCTCCCTCTTGGTCCGCCGGGGCTACGTCCTGCGGAGCGGGGGGGCTGCCGGGGCTGACACCGCCTTCGAGCGAGGAGCTACCGCTGTGGACGGAGCCTCTATCGTCTACAAGGCAGGCCGGGGGGTGACGAAGTGGAAGGGGAAGAAGTTGATCTGCTACCCCGACTCCGTTCCCGGCTGGCAGGACTGGGCAGAGGAACAGTCCTCCCGTCTCCATCCCGCCTGGAACGCCTGCTCGGACCATGCCAAGGCGCACCTCCGGCGCAACATGGCCCAGATCTGCGGACACAAGACCCAAGACCGCATCCTCTCCCACTTCGTCCTCTGCTGGACGCCGGACGGCGCCGAGACCGCCCAGGCCACTTCCCGGCGGACAGGAGGGACGGGGCAGGCCATCCGAGCTGCGGATGCCTACGGCGTGCCTGTCTTCAACCTGGCCCGTGCCTTCGCGCTGCGTGACTTGGAGGCCTTCCTGGATGCCCCTCGGGGGGAAGAGTGAAGTCTGCTCGATTCCAGGATGAACTGGCTCGCGGACGGGAGCACCTCAAGGAGTCCTTGGGGGAGGCCATCGAGGAAGGGCAGATCCAGAGTGCCCGCGACCAGGAGGTCTTCTTCACGGGCTACTACAAGGGGCTGGCCTCTGCCAAGTCGAGGTCTTGGGCCCTCGCACAGATGCTCAGCGAAGAGGAGGACCGGGCTCAGGTTGTAGAAGGTGTCCCGTTGGGCGCTGTGGGACTCCTTGTGCTCGTCAGCGGCCTGGCTGGCTGCTTTGTGGGCATGACCCTCTGAACACTACGTAGCCTCGCCAGCCCACCGGAGAAGGCCACGGACCAGCCGACGGGCGATCTGGACACCCCCGTCCACACTCGCAAGCCACTGGTGCTCCGCCCGGTCGAGGAAGAACGGCTCCAAGCATGTACCGCTGATATTCGAGGGTCCAGCCCATATACCAGCGACAGTGTAGTACCCGTTCTTCCAGCCGTTGCTGGGCGAACCAGCACGAACCAGGGCACGACGGATACCCCTCAGCGGGGGAGAGCGGAAAGCGTAGGCCAGGGCCTCGGAAAGCTCCTTGCCCCCCGCGCTGCGCGAGTCATGGATGAAGGCCGCGTAGTCCCCCATGCCCGCGTTGACGTGGCAGGCGAGGTAGGCAACCCGCTGGCCCGGGTTGGCGCGGGCGATGGCGTTGGCCTTCTCGTGACGAGTCTTGTACCAGCCGTAGTCGAGGACGATGGCGGAGTGGCCCCGTTCCTCCAGCAGCTTCTTCGCCGGCAGGTAGTAGTAGGGCGTGATGTTCGCCTCCATCTCCTGCGTCTCGACCAACCCGTCCCGGTCGAGGTCGAAGGTCGCCCCCACGTCGTTGCGGTTGGGCTTGCCGTAGTGCTGTCGGTCGAAGATGACGATCATGGCCCCTCCAGGGCTATAGAGGGCCAGCCACGGCCCCTGACGCAGAGCCGGCAACGGCCGTGAGGTAGGTGGCAACGGCGCCCACAAGCAGGCCGACGATGGCAGTCACAATCGGCTGCCAGAGCTTCGCAAGCCGCGTCTCTTGTAGTCGCAGACTGCGCTCTTCCAGATCATTCTCGCGGACCTTCTGCGCGGCAAGGGTCTGAAGAGCTTCGGTCCCGGCAGTGAGTACGGGCTGCTGAGAGGCCATAAAGGTCTGCGAAGCCCCAATGACTTCGCCTACCTCTC